AAGTCTCATCAAACGAAAGTTGCACACAATCAAGAAACCGAAGTTGGTAAGTCAAGAGCATGCAATGTAAAAGACAATGACTATCTGACATTGGTGAACGGAAATTGTGTAGAGAATGTTGTAAGTGGCGAAAAGATTCTTAATGTTAAGAACGATTATACAATCACTGTAAATGAAGACTATGCATTGACCACATTCGGCAATACGCAGTTCTTCGCAACTGGTGATTATAAGTTGACCAATCTTGGTGCACACTATGTGACATCCAAGGGCAATATGAAGATACAAACACCAGCGAATCAGAACATTATTGTTCAAGGAAACATTACTGAAACTGTAACTGGTAATGTAACTGAAACGACTGGTGGAAATCATACTGAATCAACAACTGGCACTGTTACAGTAACAGGCGCAACAATCAATCTGAATTAATATGCCAGGAATTTCTCGTAAAGATGTTGACTCTGCAGGTGGTACGCTCGTTGGCGGATCTAGCGATGTATTCGTCAATGGTTCTGGTGCAGTTCGTATTGGGGATGCTGTTGCAGGGCATGGATTGCCTCCGCATGCATCACCAACGATGGCAGAAGGATCAAGCACGGTATTTGTAAATGGTATTGGTGTATGTAGAGCAGGTGATGCTGCCACATGTGGGCACACTGCTTCAGGCAGTTCTAATGTGTTTGCTGGAGGATAAGAATGGCAATCTGTACAATTAAAGATGCAGATATTAAGCAGGTAACTGAGGGCAAAAGCAGCCTGAAAAGTTTAATGACTGGTGATCTTAGCAGTCTCACCAGCATGGAGTCTATTCAATCTAAAATGAATGAAGGGATTTCCAACTTCAATACTGCTGCCACTGGACCAGCAGAAGTTTGTACATGTCAAGGCGGAACCAATTATCTTGCTGGAACACAATCAGAGTGTGAAGAGGGTGGTGGAACTTGGGTATGTAAAACTGTTGAGAACTTTAATCTCCAGCAAGAACTGCTAAGTCTCAACGACAAATCTGATCCAGTCGATTTTGCTGCTGGTGTCCAAAGCATTAAAGACAAATTCGGAGACGTTGTTCCAGATCTAAACGATAAAGTTGCTGCTGCATCTCCAGCACTTGGCGACTTCTTTAAAAACTTCAGCATGCCTTCATTACCAAAGGCAGGAGACGCTGTGTTATCTTGTCGTTGTGTTGGTGGAACAAACTTCACTGCAGCAACAGAATCAGAGTGTATTGATGGCGGTGGTTCTTGGGTTTGTGAAGAAACTACGCTGACTGGTGACTTAGGATCTGGACTTCCTGGTCTCAGTTCTCTTGGAAATCTTGGTGGTGGTCCAGGTGCATTTAGTGATTGGGGTTCAAAGATTTCTGGTGGCGTATCCTCTATCACCGATTTCTTTAGCGGCAAGGCAGCAACTCAACCTAGTGCATTGAACACTGGTCTTGAATGGGATGATAATCTTGGTGAATATGTAAGCACGGGTTCTGAAGGTTCTGACACATTTGCAAACTTGGTTGGTGGTGCTCAAGATGCATTTAGTAATCTTGGATCGAGTGGATTAAAATTCCCATCAGCGGATGGTGCAATTCCTTCTTTTCCGAAGGCAGGAGAGATTGCAGAGATTTGTGAGTGTTCTATTCCAGGTTATTATACTAAAGAAGATTGCGAAAACAATAGCGGAGTTTGGACTTGTCGTACAGGTGAAGCACCTGCCATTCCAAACTTCTTTGGTTCTGATGGTCTGCCGAAGATCTCTCCAGACACTCTGTGTAATACGGTAGAGAATATTGAGACGAAAGACATTCTTCAAACAGATCCACAAACTGGTGTTACATCGATTGTGAAGGTTGCAGACAACTTGCCGAAGGAACCAGAAGTTCCAAAAGCACCACCTGCGCCACCAGTTCCAGCACCAACAACAGACAACACCAAGAACAATCAAACTGGTGGTGCTGGTGCTGCATTCCTTTATACACAAGGCATGGTTAGAAAGTCTATTGAAACAATCCTTAAAGGATTGGACCTTAGTGGATCATATCACTTTGATGCTTGGTGGTGGGCATATAAGGATCTAATCTGGGAAAAGGGCGGCGAAGGAAGTTTCGACACTTCACAAAATCCATTTTGGTATAAAAAGAAAGAACCTAAGATTGATGGTGAAGAAGCAGAAAAGAGATACAAAATTTATGTTGAAGCATATAAAAAGAAAAACAATAAAGATCCTAAAAATCTAACACTGCAAGATCGTAAAGTAAGAATTTGGGATTATATTACAAAGACCTACACCAAGCAAGAAAGATACTTCAACAAGGGTGAAGCAACAACTTATGCTAATGAAGAAGGTTTGATTAAATGGATCAAAGAAACATTTGCTGAAGCTGAAGCATCACTCAAAGAAAAGAAATCTAGTGATATTGTAGAAATACAAGAAGTCAAGAAAGAAGAACCAAAACCAGAAGGTGCAGTAATTGCTGAATCTAAACCTGTTGAAACTCCTAAGGAAGATGTCAAGGAAATCGAAGAAGTTTCAGAATTAACAGGAACTCAGACAGTCACGAATAGCAAGGGTAATGTTATCACTTATAATGCTGACGAATGGTTGGCAGGGAAACCAAAGCAACAAATACAATTCCGTCATAAGCAAACGAAGTCGATGTTTTTTGCTTTTGATCAAAAAATGTTTGATGCAAAAGTGCGTGTTTACAATACGAAGAAAACTGAAACATATAAGTGGTCTAATGACTCAGTGGGATCTAGACCTGCAGGAGCATGGAACATTGCAGTCATAACATTCGATAGAACAAAGGGTGTTGTGAGAGAAAGAATTGTTTGGAGTTATGGTAATCCACCGAAGAGACAGGCAAAGTGGGATACAGACTATGAATCTGGTGCAACGAATAAGTTGGTTTCAGAAGTTGGTGGTGATTGGAACGAAATCGAAGCGATGATTCTAGAAGTTGTTATGAATGTTAATTAACAAGTATAAATAGAACAACAGGAATTCCTTTTGGCTTCTTTACCTTAAAGGGGACATCCTGATTATACCCATTTTGAATTGATAAGTCAAGGCTTTTTTATGAAAATTCATGATTCTTTAGTAAATTTATTTGAGACTTATACTTTTGAGAGCGAAAAGTTTGATAAAGGCAATAAGTCAGCAGGAACAAGAGCGAGAAAGGCACTTGCTGAGATCGCAAAACTATGCAAAGAGCGTAGAGCAGAAATACAAAACGCAAAAAACGAGGGTTAAATAAGAAATGGCATCAGAAGTATTCAGCGATTTGAATCTTGCGTTCATCCCGCATCCAATCACTGGTGCTGTTACACGCAAGACTAACAGAGAGGCTGTGAAGCAGTCTGTTAAGTCTTTGATCCTCACAGATTTTTATGAGCGTCCTTTCAAACCTGATATTGGATGTTCTATTCGTTATTATCTGTTTGAATTGTTCACTCCAGCGATTAAGCAATCAATGGAGAATGCAATTAAAGAAGTTATCACAAACTATGAACCAAGAGCAGAGATTCTAGAGGTGTTGGTTGAAGACCACCCTGATCTAAATGCACTTACTGCATCTCTTGCGTTTATGATTAAGAACGATCCAAATCCAGTTGTACTGGATGTAATACTTGAGCGAGTACGCTGATGGCAACGGCAAACACCTATCTTAAAGTTACTGAGTTAGACTTCGAACAGATTCGTACGAATCTGAAATCTTATCTAAGTACACAAGATCAATTCGCAGACTTCAACTTCGAAGGTTCCGCTATGGCAACCTTGTTGGATGTACTCGCTTATAACACACACTACAATGCATATTATCTGAACATGCTCGCCAATGAGATGTTCTTGGATACTGCGCAGCAGCGTGAGTCTGTTGTTTCTCGTGCTAAGGAATTGGGATACACTCCAACTTCTGCGATTGGCGCAACAGCAAATGTATTTGTGTCATTTAGTGGCGTTACATCTGGAACTTCTCAGTTTACGATTCCAAAGAACTCGAAGTTCACAACTACGATTGATGATGTGACATATACTTATGTTACACCAGAAGCATATACTGTAATCAACAACAGTGGTTCTTACACTCGAAATATCAACATTAAAGAAGGCGAACCACTGACGCATCGTTTCACGGTCAGCACCTCTAGCCCTGTTCGTTATATTATTCCGAATGCAAATGTTGATACTTCTAGCATTGTGGTAAGTGTGCAAGAGTCTTCAGTTGATACAACAAGAACTGAATTCACTCGTGCTACAAACATCAATCAGATCTACTCTAACTCACCTGTGTACTTCCTTGAAGAAGCAGCAGATGGAAAGTATGAGATTGTGTTCAGTACAGGTGCACTTGGTAAACCACTCCAAAACGGAAACATCGTAATCGTTGACTATCTGGTTTGTAATGGTGATTCTACAAATGGTGCAGAAACTTTCTCAATTGACACGCTGAGTGTTGGTGTTTCATATACTGCCGCATCGTTGACAACAAACTCTGCATCTGCAGGTGGTCGTGCAGCAGAAACCATTGATTCAATCAAGTTTAATGCTCCAAAAAATTACCAAACACAAAACCGTGCCGTTGTTCAAAACGATTACGAAAGAATCATCCTTGCTGAGAATGCAGACATTCAATCTGTTGTAGCATTTGGTGGCGAAGAAGCAACTCCTGCGGTATATGGTAAAGTCTACATCGGCGTGAAACCTTTTGGCGAAAACTTTGCAACAGAAAATCGCAAAGCAAAACTCAAAGCAAGTATCTCTACTCGTACACCATTGGGTATTGACCCTGTGATTATTGATCCAGAATACACATATATCATTCCAACGGTCAAAGCGTATTACAATGCCACATCAACCACAACTTCTCCGACTGCGATTAGAAGTGCTGTGTTGACTGCAATTGATTCTTTCTCTGCGAGCAATCTAGAAAGATTTGGCAATCGTTTGAGATATTCTCGTTTTGTTCGCACACTAGATAATTTGAGCATTGGTGATATTTTGAACACTGATGCATCAATTCAGATTCAAAGAAGATTTATTCCTACACTAGATATCTCTCAAAATCTTACTTTCTACTTCAATAATCAATTGCGTACAGGAACTCTTTCTTCAAGTCAGTTCACTTATGAAGGGTTTAATTCGTTCATTGATGATGATGGTTTGGGTAATGTTAGAATCTATCGTTTTGATTCAAATAGAGCGAAGGTTGTTTTGGAATCAACTGCTGGAACGATTGACTATACTACAGGCACAGTGGTTCTTGATGGTTTCATTCCAAGTTCTTTTGTTGATGATCAAATGAAACTGACTGTAACTCCACAGAATCTGGATGTTGTTCCTACTCGTGAGCAGATTCTAATTATGGATTCAAATGACGCAACTGTTAATGTAATCTCTGAGTACACCTAATGGCAGTTACTGAGAAAATTTCAAAACTGGTTCAAAACCAGTTTCCAGACTTCTACAAAGAAGATGGGCAAAATTTCCTTGCTTTCATCGAGGCATACTATGCTTGGATGGAAGAAACAGGGCAGATGACTGATGCGATTCGTAATCTTGAATCCTATCGTGACATCTCTACAACGACTGAAGAATATCTAAAGTATTTCGAGTCAGATCTTCTTCCATCTATTCCTACCACTGTAATTGCCGACAAGAGATTGATGGCAAAATACATTGGCGAGTTCAATAGATCTCGTGGCACTTTCGCTGCCTATAGGTTGATGTTCCGTGCCATCTATGGCGAAGACATTGATCTTAATCTTCCATCAGAACAGATTCTTAAGGTATCAGATGGCGACTGGCGCATTGATCGCTATTTGGTTACACCTTACGATAAAAACACTTATGACTTTATCGGGAAAACGATTGTAGGTTCTGACTCTGGTGCAATTGCTCTTGTAGAAGATGTTGTTCGCCGCACGATTCGTGGTCTTGATGTCATGCAGATTCTGTTGTCCAGAATCGTTGGCACGTTTGTTAATGAAGAAAGAATTCATTTGCAAACAGATACATCTGTAACTGGACATGCTCCGATTATCCAAGCAGGTATCAACTCAATTACAATTACTGCTGCTGGTGGTGGTTATGTTCCAGGCGATATCGTACAACTTAGTTCAAGTCAAGTTGGCGAATTCGGCAGAGTTCTTGTAAAAGAAACCATCGATCTTGGTGGTACACTATCGTTTGCAGTAACAGAAGGTGGTTCTGGTTATCGTGCATCCACGACCAATCCAGGATCAACAATTACCTTTGGTGCTGTTTCTAGTGGATCTGGTGCATCATTTGAAATCGAACCAGATGATATTCACAATACAATTCCAATCTATGTAAACTGGGATCGTATTGGCGATTACAATGCCTTTGGTCCATTGTTAAGTGCAGTTGTATTAGACAAGGAAGGTAACAATTTCAGAATGGACACCTTTGCCAATAACATCATTGGCAGTCCAAGATACGGTTTTATCGAACAAACGGTTCCACCTGCATATGTTGATTTTTATGACAACATCAATGCGGTGTTGTCTGTAGCAAATACATCAGATCCAAATATCACAGTTGGCGACAGTCTTTATGGCGTTACCTCTGGCGCAAACGCCATTGTTGTCTCAACGGTTCAGTCTTATAACAGTTCAAATGTTGTTCTTACAATCAACGGATATAAGAATTTCTCTGATGGCGAAATGGTAACCATTACTGACCCAAGCGGCACAACTGTTGGTCATGTTGCTGGATTCTCTGGCAATACTGCAGGGTATCATGTACTGAACATTGCAAACACACAAGCGATTTCTGAGGGACAGGAATTGGTTGGTGTGAGTTCTG